AGCGTGCAGATTTTCTGGCAAAAAACGAAGGGGGGGTAGGTCCCTGGCCTGCGCAAACGATATCGATGGGCCGCGGCAGACCTAGAAAACCGAAGTCGCAGCATGAATTGGAGGGCACGTTTCGCGCTGATCGGCACGGGAGGAACGAGCCACAACCGCAGGGTGAACCGTACAAGATCGCCGAGCTGGCGGGCGACGCGCTCGAGCTGTGGAATCTGGTGGTGCCCGAACTGGTGCGGCTCAAGATTGCGACGGCGCTTGACTCGGCCGAACTGTTCGCGATGTGCCAGTGGTGGGGCGACTATCGGGAGCTGCAGGCCGACAAATCGATGGATGCGTACAAACGATCCGGCGCGATGGCCGCGACCTACAAGCAGTTCAGGTCGATCGCCGCGCGGTTCGGGCTCACGCCGGCGGACCGGGCGGGCCTCGACCTGGAGCCGCCGGCCGATGCAGCCAATCCGTTCCTGGCCTTTATGAGCGGGCAAGCGATGGCCACAGATGCCGACGAAGAACAGACCGACAAACAAACAAGAAGTCGAGCAGTACATCGACGGCGTGCTCCGCGGAAAAGTGACCGCGGGAAAGCTCGTCAAGGCGGCGTGCCAAAGACACCGCGACGATCTAAAAAACGCGCGGCGTAAGGGAATCTATTTCGACGAGGCGCTGGCCAACCGGGCGATCAACTTCGCGCCGCTGTTGAAACATTCGACTGGAGAGTACGACGGGAAACCTTTCGAGCTGATGCCGTTCCAAAAGTTCATCACCTGGTGCCTGTTCGGCTGGCGTCGCGAGAGCGACGGCATGCGGCGGTTCCGCCGCGCGTTTGTGAGCCTAGCCAGCGGCAACGGGAAGAGTCCGTTCGCCGCGTTCGTCCTGGTGCTGTGCGTATTCTTCGACTGGCCACCCGAGCCGCGGGCCGAGGGCTACGTCATCTCGACGAAGAAGTCGCAGGCCCGGCCCGTGTTCGACGAAGTGAAACGCTTCTGCCTGAAGGATCCCCACCTGCGGCGGATGGTCACCGCGCTGAAGGACAATCTGCACACCGCCAGCGGGTGCAAGATCGAGACGATGGGTTCGGAGGGGACGGTGGACGACGGCATCGTCCCGCATGTCGCGATCTACGACGAGATCCACCGCTGCGGCGATCGCCACCGCGGCATGTTCGAGATGGTCAAAAGCAAGCTGGGCAAGCGCCGTCAGCCGCTGCTGCTGGTGATCACTACCGCGGGCAACGATCGCAGCGAGCTGTGGCAGGAGCAGTATGACCTGGCCGTGAAGGTGGTCGAACGCGGCAACAACATCGAGGCCGACGACCTGTTTGCGTTCATCGCGCAGATCGACGACGGCGACGATCCGTTCGACGAGCGGGTCTGGCGGAAGGCCAACCCGCTGCTCGAGCACGGCGTGGTGAAGCTCGACGAGCTGCGGGCCGACGTCGCGCTGGCCAGGATCGACGCCCGCGAAAAGAAGCGTGTCGTGCGGCTGCGGATGAACCGCATGGTCACGGCCGCGGTCAAACCAATTTCGTCGGAGATGTGGGCCACGGGCAATTTGCCGCTGCCAGATCTGGAAGGCCGCGAGGCACACGCCGGGATGGACCTGGGCTGGAAGCGCGACTTGGCGTCGATCGTCTATGCGTTTCCGCTCGACGGCGTCGAGATCGGCGGCGCCCAGAAGCGGCGGGTCGCGATCCTGTCGGACAGCTTCATTCCCGAACAGTGCGAGCGGAACCTGGCCGAAGAGCCGTGGGCCTCGTGGATTCGCGACGGTCATCTGATCGTCACGCAAGGCGCCGTCACCGATCCGGCCGAGATCTATGCCTCGATCGAGCGGCGGCAGCAGCAGTTCGGAATCAAGACGCTGGCCCTCGATCCGAACAACGCCCGCGCGCCGGGCATCCACATCGAGACCACGCTCGGCATCCAATCGTTCTGGCACGGCCAGGGCGCCGCAAAGTTCAACGAGCCGACCCGCGAGCTGATCGACATGCTCCACGAGGGGCGGCTGATCCACGGCGGCAATCCGGTGTTGGCGTGGGCCGCGCTCAACCTGGTGCTCAAGACCGATTACCGCGGCTACGTGGCCCCGGCAAAAGACAGGGCCAAGGACAAGATCGATCCGATCGTGGCGGCCATTATGAGCATCAACGAAGTCATGTTTGAGGAGCAGGCGCCAGTGCAGAATTACTATGAGACACACGACGTCGAGGCGGGGTGATGATGAACGTACCAGGCTGTGGAACCTACATCGTCGACGGCGGCTCCGGCGGCTCGGTCCGCATGGAGGCGCGGGCCTACTCGATCGAGGACCCGCAATATCCGCTCGACGACCCGAGCGTGTGGAGCGACGGGACCATCTCGGCGTCTGGCCGGCGTGTTGGTCCGACGACGGCGCTCCACCTGCCGGCCGTCTATCAGGCGGTGACGCGGATCAGTGGCGACGTGGCCCGCTGCCCGCTCGAACTGTACGAAGAAAAGGACGGCGCTTACAAGTCGCTCGTCGACGACCCGCTCTACCGGCTGACGGCGATCCAGCCGAATCGCGAAATGGACGCCTTCAAGTTCTGGCAGCGCGTCATGGTCCAGCGTCTGGTTTGGCAGAACGCCTACATCTTCATCGCCACCAGTGCCATGGGCCAGGCGGCCGAGCTGCTGCCGCTACTCTCCGACCGCACGGCGCCGAAGCGGGCCGGCGGCACGCTGTATTACGAGACGGAGGTCAACGGCAACATCGAACCGATCCCGGCCAGCCGGATCATCCACCTCGAGGGGATCGGGTTCGACAACTTGTTGGCCCTCGATCTGTGCCGGCTGATGCGCGATGCGTTCGGCCTGGCGCTCGCGCAGATGGAGTTTCCGGCGAAGGTCTTTAGCAAGGGCGGCCGCCGCGGCGGCGTGCTCGAGCTGCCGGCGACGATGACCAAGCCGGCCGCCGATCGCCTCGAAGAGGGTTTCCGTAAAAAGTACGATGACGACGGCCAGTGGTTCACAACCGTAATCCTCCGCGACAACGCCAAGTTCCACGAGTCGCAGATGACGCTCCGCGACAGCCAGTCTATCGAGGGCCGCGAGGAGAGTGTCCGCGACGTGGCCCGCGCGTTCAATATCCGGCCCGGCCACCTGGGCGTCGAGGCGTCGGGCGTCTACGGCAACAAGGGCGACGACACGCGTGACTACCTCGACATGACACTCCGCCCACACATGACGGGCATCACCGCGCAGTGCCGGATGAAGCTGCTGCCCATCGCGCGGCAAGGGCGAGAATTGTTCTGGCATAATACGGACGACCTGTTGCAGATGAGCGTCAAGGAGGAGTTCGAGGCTTACGGCGCGGGCGTCGAGAAGACGATCATCACGTCAAACGAGGCGCGCGGCAAGATCGGCCTGCCGCCGATCGAGGGTGGCGACCAGCTCCGCAACCCGAACACGATGTCTGGCAAGAGTGGCGGAAAGGACCTCAGCAAGTCGGGCACGAAAGGGGGCACGAAACCTCCCATGAAACCTGCCGCGGATGATGAGGAGGAGGAAGGCGAAGAGCTCAATGCCGCGCAGCAGAGGCTGCTGCGCAAGCACATCGACGCAGTAGTGGCGGTGATCGGCGAGAAGGCCGATCGCGCGGCGGCCTCGGGGGCGAAGTTTCTGGCCTGGCTCGACGGTAAGTTTTCCGCGGAGCACGACAACCTGGCGCGAGCCATCGTGCCGATCGCCGAGTGCATCGCCGCCGCCAGCGGCAACCAGAGCGAGGCCAATCTGGCCGACGAACTGACGGCCGACGTCTTCCGGTCGCTCGAGCACGGCCTGCAACAGATCGCCAACACCACGCCCGAGGCCGCGCTGCGGACGGCCGTGACCGATTATTTCAAACACTGGAGAGTCCAACCATGTCCACCGCAGCAGCAAAACCAAGCGGCCTGACCGTCACGGCCGCAGCGACCAAGCGCTGGGAAATGAACGCGCTGGCCGGCGCCGCCGCCGAGATTCTCATTTACGAGGAGATCGGCTTCGAGTTCACGGCCCGGATCTTCATCGAACAGCTCGCCGCGCTCGGCGACGTGGCGGAACTCCGCGTGCGGATCAACTCGATTGGTGGCATCGCCAGCGAGGGGATCGCGATCTACCAGGCGCTCAGGCGGCACCCGGCCAAAAAGATCGTCTACGTCGACGCGGCCGCCTACTCGGCGGCCAGCATCATCGCTATGGCCGCCTCGCCGGGCGAGCTGCGAATGGCGTTCAACGCCCGGATGATGATCCACAACGCCTGGAACATCATGCTCGGAGACGCCGCCGACATGCGGAAGGAGGCCGACGTGCTGGAGCTGCTGGACGGCACGATCGCGGCCACATATGCCAAACGCGCCACGAAGAAAACGCAGGCCGAGATGCTCGCGCTGATGGAGGCCGAGACGTGGCTCGATGCCGAGTCGGCGGTCGAGCTGGGCCTGGCGGACCAGGTCATCTCCGGCGACGAGGACGTCGCACTGCCGGCCGACGCGGCCGCCCTCGCGCGGCGCTACAAGCACGTGCCGCAGGACCTGCTCGATCGGATCGGCCAGCGAGCTGCCGGCCAGCCAACGCCCGCCGCCGCGGCCGACGGCGAAGACTCGGCGATCGCCGTGGAGCTGATGGCCCGCTGGGCCGCGGTCCGCGACCGCCAGGCCGTGTGATACACTGCGGCCATGTGGCTGTTGATTACCCTCCCCAACGGTTTTCAGATTACCGCGCCGCCGCGCTGGCCGCCTTTTTGGTTTCATTCTGGCGAGCCGGTCCGCGGTGACAGCCTGCGGTGGGTGCAATTAGCCGCCGCAGCGGCGGCAGAGGCTTGAAAAAGTTACACGGCTAGCCGCAAACGTAGCGGTAACTTTTTCTGAGTTACCCCCTGTTTCTCGGTGTTCTCTGTGTCCTCTGTGGCGAATCGATCGGATTGGCACGCGGGGTGCATGGGTATCAATCCAACAATCAACTTCTGCGCGGCGGCTCGACACCGAAGGTGCGGCCACTAGCGCGGCAAACAGTAGCTGATCCGCGAAGCGGCAGCGATCTGTCGCGGTTAGAGAATTCCTCACCGCAGCAGACCGCTGCCGCTTTTCTTTTTGGCTAGCACGGCTTGGCCTGCTGCGTTCACACCAGCGAGGCCACCATGTCGGCGACTGCGCAAGAGCTCAACGAAAAGCGTACCTTCCTCTTCGGCCAGATCTCGAAACTGCGGGACGAGTTCAACGCCGCCGGGAAAAAGTGGAAGGACGGCGAGCAGGCCAAGACCTGGGACCAGGTCAACAAAGACTACGACGGCGTGATGGACGAGATCGAGTCCGCCAGGACGGCGGACGACGTCGACAGCCGGATGGCGGCGATCACAGAGCGCAACAAGCTGCCAATCAACCCCAAGAACATCGGCCTGGATGACGCCAGCAATGGCCGCGTCGGCACGCGCCCCGCACCGGGCGCGTCGAACCTCACGCGCGAGCAGATCGAAGAGGCCCGCGGTCTGGCGCTCGCCGGCTGGTGCCGCAACCAGTTGGGCCTGGAGCTCAATCGGGAGCACGTGCGCGCGGCGAAAATGGTTCGGTTCCCGCTCAATTCCCGCGTGCTGCGGTTCAATCTGCCCTCGACTCGCGACGTCAACCGGATCAGGGACGCCTATCTGGCGACGCCGCGCGACAAGCGGACGCCGAGTCGCTTTGAATACAATGCGCCGCTCACCACGACAGCCGGCTCGACCGGCGGCAATCTGATTCCGCCCGAGACGCTGCTCGCGTCGCTAGAAGTGAACATGCTGGCGTTCGGCGCCGTGCGGCAAGTGGCCGAGCAGATCGTCACCGCCAGCGGCGAGGACATCAGTTGGCCGACCGTTGACGACACGTCGAACGAAGGTCGTCAATTGCCCGAGAACGCGGCGGCCGACGACAACGCCGGCACGGGCACGAGTGGCGACGGCGGCCCCAATCCATCGTTCGCCAAGGTCACGTGGG